AGAGCAAGTGACCATACAGTGGCAAACATTATATCAGCCCGAATATCTTGACCCGGGCCTACACTCTGCAGCAGTACGAGAACAAGCACTGCTGGAGATAGCTCGATATCACACACTGTTTGAACTTAATGAAGCGGAAAAATCATTTTTCTCAGCAGTGAGCGCCAGGATATACACTCCGCCTCTCACTACCATGAGCAAACAGTTCTGGCAACACATTGACTCGGTAGAGAATAAGTATCACAAGACTGATGATCCTCGACGATTCCGTGATCTTTGGCCAGAGTTACAGGACCTAATATGAACAAGCAACTCAAACTAAAGTTTTACTACGACCATGTGCTAAGTTCGGTGTACTCTGAGGGCGAAAGTCCGTTCCATCAACAGATAACAAAAGACGTACTAACACGATTTATTGATCCAGAGCACGTGCCCCTGGATGCGCGAATCATCGATCTGGGCTGCGGCCCTGGGTACTTTTTAACTGAGATGCGGGATCGTGGCTACGCCAATACACTGGGCATTTCTCTGAGTCGGGAAGATATTGAACTGTGCCAACGCAATGGTCATGCAGTGCGGCTGTCAGATATGAACTTTCTCGAAGAACGAGATGAGTCTGTGGATTTTCTTTTTTGTCGGCACAGCATTGAACACAGTCCGTTCCCGTACATTACGCTGTTGGAATACAATCGAGCACTAAAGCCCAATGGCCTGCTGTATATTGAAGTCCCGCAGCCAAACTGTGAGATCAATCACGAAGGCAACCGTAACCACTACAGTGTGCTGGACAAGAAGATGTGGTCTAACCTGTTGCAGAGAACCGGGTTCGAAGCCACCTGGTATGAATATGAGTTCCCGGTAACGTTCTCTGATGACCGGGTACCCGACACTGCCACTGAGAAGTATTACATTTTTGTGTGTCGTCGTAAAATGGCAGTTGATATCAAATGAGTAAAAATTTAGATAACGTCTTAATTAAAAGTCCGCACGCCAAGTCTACCTACTCCCAAGCACACATTGAGGAATTTGTCAACTGTGCGGATCCGGTAAGCGGACCTATCTACTTTTTAGATCACTTTTTCTATATACAGCATCCAACGCAAGGACGTATGCTGTATCATCCGTTTGAATATCAGCACAGGTTAATTGATACCTATCACAACTACAGATATTCTATCTCGATGATGCCAAGACAGACCGGCAAGTCCACCAGTGCTGCTGGCTACCTGTTATGGCATGCTATGTTTGTGCCGGACTCTACCATCCTGGTTGCTGCACACAAGTACACCGGTGCCCAGGAAATTATGCAACGTATTAGATATGCATACGAGTCTGTGCCTGATCATATCCGTGCAGGTGTAACCAGTTACAACAAGGGCAGCCTGGAGTTTGATAACGGTAGCCGTATTGTCAGTGCAACCACTACAGAAAACACCGGCCGGGGTATGAGTATTTCGCTGCTGTACGCGGACGAATTTGCATTCGTGCGCCCCACTATCGCCAAGGAGTTCTGGACATCCATTAGCCCTACATTAGCCACAGGTGGTAAGGCAATTATTACCAGCACTCCCAACTCAGACGAAGACCAGTTTGCGCTGCTGTGGAAAGGTGCTAACCGTTGTGAGGATGAATACGGCAATCCTACCACAGTTGGACAGAATGGATTCAAGGCTTACCGTAGCTTTTGGAATGAACACCCGGATCGAGACGAGACCTGGGCACAACAGCAACGTGCTGCCTTGGGCACAGAACGCTTCCGTCGAGAGATGGATTGCTGCCACGGTAATACAGAGATTGATTTACAACTAAACGGCGTCACTATATCCATGACAATCGAACAATTATTTGATGTCATAGACAAATGATTGCTGGATACCACTACAAAGTCTGGCTATTCACAGATAAAAATACTTACAAGGTTTTAACATGGCAATGATATATAAAGAAAACACCAGAGGATATAAAGTACTAACACCCAACGGTTATAAATCTTTTGCCGGAATTAGACGTGTAGGCGATCGTTCTGTGTTCCGATTAGATTTTAATGCTGGCTATTGGCTCGAATGTACCAATAATCACAAATTGTTTACAGGGAATCAAGTTAGAACTCCCGTGAGTGATTTACAAATAGGCGATACTGTACTGAGTATCAGTGGAGAATTATCAGTTACTTCAATTATTGACACTGGAAGAATTGAACCAGTTTACGATCTAATAGAAGTTGAAGACGGACATAGATACTACACAAACTCGTTGTTATCATCGAACTGCGAATTTATTATTAATGATGAGACGCTTATTGCTCCTACTAAACTGATTGACTTACGTGGCATCGAGCCCTTGTTCAAGACCGGAGAAGTACGATGGTACAAACAGCCAGTCAAGGATAGGATTTATACCGTGTCCTTGGATCCAAGTCTAGGTACAGGTGGTGACCCTGCTGCGATCCAAGTGTTTGAAGCTAACACTACTGAACAGGTGGCCGAGTGGAGACATAATCGTACTGACATTCCTACTCAGATTCGAATCTTTACCAACATCATTCAGTACATATACGACATTGTTCGAGACGACAAGACAATTTACTACTCGGTAGAGAACAACACCATTGGCGAAGCAGCCCTGATCAGCATTGCTGAGTACGGAGAAGAAAACATCAAGGGCTACTTCCTAAGTGATCCTCAACAAAGCGTATCCCGGAGAACACGCAAGGGCTTTAACACCACACACAAGCCCAAGCTTGCTGCTTGTGCTAAGTTAAAGAATCTGGTCGAGACTGATAGAATGAAGATCAACAGCCCGTCTCTTATATCCGAGCTCAAGAACTTTGTTGCTGTGGGCACTAGTTATCAGGCCAAGATAGGGGAAACCGACGATCTTGTAATGTCCACCATACTAGCGGTACGCATGTTGCAGGTGCTGCAAAGTTACCACCAAAATCTTGACGAGCAAATGCGGGATCACCAGGATGTTTCTATTGAACCGTTGCCGTTCATTGCTACGTTCTAACAAGCATAGTATGGCATAAATATTATTATGCAAAATTCTTCTTCACAAACACTTTATGATTTGCTGATAACGCACGACTTTGAGCCCGAGGCGCTGGATGCTGCAGGCAAGTCTACCGGCGACATTGAAAATGCAAAGATGTTCAGCTTTGATTTCAAAACTCCCAATAAGAATTACGGTACCGTGGTAATTCTTATTGGCCCAGAGAACGATCTTCAGCTGTTTGCCTCTGACAATATCGGTAAGACCATGGAAGGTGATGACAAGAAGCAGTGGTTTGATTTTATTCAACAACTGAAACCGTTTGCTATACGTAACAACTTTTCTGGCTTTAGTATCCAAAACATCAATCGATTAAAGTACACCATGCAAGGCATGGCTGCAATCAAGGAAGGCCTGTTTGAGGGCTACTACGGCAATCGCTCGTTTAGCTACAGCGACCAACCTAAACAAACTAGATTGGTTATCAAGCACAGTCGTCCCTTGGGCGAAACTGACGCCCGCCATCACAATATCGACAGCCTGTATGTTGAAACTGAAGACGGAAGCCGATACAGATTACCTCACCGCAACTTGTCTGCTGGCAAGGCCATGGCACGACACTGTGCCGAAGGCGGCAATCCGCATGACGCTTTTGGTCAGCACATCAATAGCCTGGTAACCGAGCTTGCTACCTTGGGTAGATTTATCCGTGCTGCTCGTGGCCGCGAGTTTGATGGCCCTGCAGCTGAGTTGGTCGAGACTGCAATACGGCACTATGGTGCACTCAAGACCAAGGCCAAGCAAATGATCAGCCAGCGCGGCTACTACGAATCTAGGGACAGCTTTGACCCTGCTGCTATTTCTGATCGTGAGCTTGCTGTTGAATCAATCCGTAATATGTTTATCGAACAGTCTGTGGATCAGCGTATCGAAGAAGCACTACCGATTCTAGCACGCCTGCAAACACCTGCTGAGCCTGCAATGCGAGAAGCAGACGAGTTTGAAAGTTGGGCTGCTGGCATCACTGAAGGAACCTGGGCCTTGCCTGACGCCCCGGATACCCAGCAGCAGCTTAAAAAACTGATGAGCGAGCCACTTGTTGTTGGCCCTGACGCAACTAATGCAACAGAACAACTGTACAATCTAGTTGGTGATGACGAGTTGTTTGACATTCTGTCCGACATTGCTGCCCAAAATCCCAACGCCAATGCTTGGGAAAATCCGGAAGTCATGAATCGATTGACCGAACTAGGAGTTGATGTACCCGGTGGCGATGAGCAGAATCCTGACCAACCAATTGATCCCAAGGCAGCCGACACTCCGCCCGAGGACGCCATGGGCGAAGACCTGGATACTGATGGGGTCATGATGACCCAACCCAGCAATATGAGCAGCGAAAGTCGGGAAGTTAATTCGGAATTCACCCGCCTAATGGAGTTGCTCAAACATTAAGATTTAGAGTAATAAAAGTTCCTTTCAGTCTTGTAATACTAAATAAAATCGCATATACTGTACTCAGTACATGCACTTAGGCATTTACTAGGCAACTTAAAGCTAATATAGGCACATGAAAGGAAAATATTATGGCATCTCTAGCTGACATCCGCGCACGTCTTCAATCCGCTGAACAAAACAAAGGCGGGCAATCTCAAGGAGGCGGTGACAACGCAATTTACGCACACTGGAACATGGATGAGGGACAATCGGCAAACGTTCGATTCCTCGCTGATGGTAACCCCAAGAACACATTCTTCTGGGTTGAACGTGCAATGATCAAACTGCCCTTTAACGGCGTCAAAGGTGAAACAGACAATAAGCAAGTCATGGTCCAAGTCCCTTGCGTTGAAATGTATGGTGACTCGTGTCCAATCTTGGCCGAAGTCCGTACTTGGTTCAAGGACAAGAGTCTCGAAGATATGGGTCGTAAGTACTGGAAGAAGCGTAGTTACTTGTTCCAGGGCTTTGTTCGTGAAAATCCCATCTTTGATGACAAGACTCCCGAGAATCCGATTCGCCGTTTCATTATCGGACCACAAATCTTTACTGGTATCAAATCCGCACTGATGGATCCTGAACTGGAAGAATTGCCCACTGACACTATGCGCGGTCTGGACTACCGCATTGCCAAGACTGGCAAGGGCGGCTATGCTGACTACAGCACCAGCAAGTGGGCACGTAAAGAGTCTGCACTTACGCAAGCAGAGATGGACGCAATCGAGAAGCATGGCTTGTTTGACTTGTCTGAGTTCTTGCCCAAGAAGCCCAGTGATGTTGATCTCAAGGTCATGAAGGAA